ATAGCTATGTCAGATGCACAGCTTATGCATGCATCGCGTATGGCCGAAGGTAAGGAAGCTTACCAAGGAAAACTTTTAGAAGCCCGTCAATCAGATTGGAAAGACGAGGCAGTTTTGATAATTCTCTCGGCGCCAATCGCTATTTTGGCCTGGGCAGTTGTAAGTGACGATCCGTCAGCTATGGAAAAAGTAAATGTGTTCTTTGAACACTTTGCGGCACTCCCGAGCTGGTTTACAAATTTGTGGATCCTTGTCGTCGCGAGCATTTATGGTATAAAGGGTACACAAATATTTCGTAATGGAGGTAAAAAATAATGAGACAAAATGGAGTTAGACCTGCAAGATTCAGATTCAATAAAGGTGGACGTGCAGGAGCAATGGGTGGCGGAAAAATGATTTCTGGCACTGCAAGAAAAGATGAAGCTTCTGGCTTTTATTCACCAGACATGGGAATGAGAGGCGGAAAAATGTATAAAAAAGGTGGAGCCGTGAAAAAAGTTGGTAAGAAAAAACAGGGCTACAAAGATAGAAAAGATGAATCTATCGCTATGAGAATCAAAAAGAAAAGAACACCTGCACAGTTAAAAGCTAGCAGAGATGAGTCTTACGGAAAATTTGGTTCTAAAGCTAAGAAAAAAGGTAAGATCAATAGATAATGAGTCAACGTAACATTAAAAAACTTATTGAGCAGATGCAAGGCAAGAAAAAGAAGAAGACTAAAAAAACTTCTGTTATTAAAGAAGCTTTATTAGGTAGAAAACATTTTTCTAAAGGTACAGATAGCAACTCAATGATCAGACAAGCTCAACAAAATTATAACGGAAGTTATATTTCTGGAGACTTAGGGGGTGTTAAAGTTGGAAACAAATCTTATGCAAAATATTATAAGGGGTTAATCTAATGGCAAAACTATGTCCTAGAGGTAAAGCCGCAGCGAAAAGAAAATTTAAAGTGTACCCAAGCGCGTATGCTAATATGTATGCCTCTGCAGTTTGTTCAGGTAAAGTTACACCAGGTGGCAAGAAGAAAAGAAAAAAAGCTGCTAATGGTGGACTTATGGATATGACTAAAATGATGGATGTCTAATGGCCGAAAAAGGTTTAAGATCATGGGTAAAAGAAAACTGGGTAGATATTGCAAACAAAAAATCGGATGGCTCATTCCCGAAGTGTGGAAGAAGTGGTGGAGAAAAAAGAAAAAAATATCCAAAATGCGTGCCCATTGCAAAAGCAAGAGCGATGAGCAAAGGTCAGCGTGCGGGTGCCGTAAAGAGAAAACAAGCCAAGGCAAATACTGGGCCAACCCCTAGTAGAGCTGCAACATTTGCAAAAAGAAAAAAAGCAGCTATAGGTGGAATTATTGATATGACGAGGATGTATGATATCTAGATCACAAATGCCAAGAGAATTATATAACAAAGGCACTATGCCTAAAAGAAATAAGAAAAATTTTCGTCCTACGGAAAAAGGTGCAGGAATGACACGAGCTGGTGTTGCTGCATACCGAAGAAAAAACCCTGGCTCAAAACTAAAAACAGCTGTGACCGGTAAAGTTAAAAAAGGGTCCGCTGCCGCTAAAAGGCGAAAATCGTATTGCGCAAGAAGCGCAGGTCAAATGAAACAATTTCCTAAAGCTGCGGCTAATCCTAATTCAAGACTAAGACAGGCACGGAGAAGATGGAAATGTTAAATGGATGATCTAACAATAATAACAAGACTACAAAAAGACCTGAAAGAAGCTTATCAACAAATCGGTGATGCAATGATCGCGGGCACTGTTGACAATATGGAAAAATACAAATATATGATGGGACAGGCACATGCCTATTATAAAATATCTCAGGATATCTCTAACCTGCTAAATAAGAAGGAGCAACAAGATGCAAAAGGAACAGTCATCAAACTCAACACCAAAGACTAAGTCTGCGTTGTTGGACAAGTACGAAAAACAAAACGAAGAAGCACATCAAAAAGAAGTAGATGGCTATGAACGTTTAAAGAAAAAAGAAACAGAAAAATTACCACAACCAACTGGGTGGAGGATGTTAGTTCTTCCATTTAAAATGCCTGAAAAAACAAAAGGCGGTTTATTTTTAGGACAAGAAACTTTAGAAAGACAACAAGTTGCTTCAACTTGTGGTCTTGTTCTTGCTCAGGGTCCAGATTGTTATGATAAGGAAAAATTTCCTGAAGGACCATGGTGCAAAAAAGGAGATTGGGTTATCTTTGCAAGATATGCGGGTAGCCGAATACAAATCGATGGCGGGGAAGTAAGATTGCTAAACGACGATGAGGTATTAGCAACCATCGACAAACCCGAAGACATACTTCATCAATATTAACATAGAAGGAGTAAACTATGCCAGACACTGAAGAAGTGAAAAAAACAGTTGACCTAGATACTTCAGGTCCTGCAATGGATGTAGACATTCCAGAAAAACTGGAAGAAAATGAAATTGTAGAAAAAGAAACTGTTAAAGAAGAATCAAATGTTCGACCTGTGGAAGATGAAAAAATTCCAGAGGATAAAACATTTGAAAATGAAAGAGAGACTAAACTAGATCAAGCTAGTGAAGCAAAGAAAGATGATAAAGAATTAGAACAATACTCTGAAGGTGTACAGAGAAGAATAGCAAAGTTAACTAAGAAATGGAGAGAAGCAGAACGTCAAAAAGAAGAAGCTGTTTTTTATGCTCAAAACGTTTTAAAAAAACAAAAAGATGCAGAGAGCAAACTTTCTAAATTACAACCTGACTTTGTAGCTGTAACCGAAGAAAGTATTAATTCAGGCGTAGCCGCAGCACAAGCTAAATTAGCAGCAGCGAGAGAAGCAAATGATCTCAAAGCTGAATCAGAAGCTTTAGCGTCTATATCTGAATTTGGATATAAAAGAGCTAAACTTGAGGAAACTAAACTTGCTCAAGTGGAGTTTGAAAAACAACAAAAGGAAAGACCAGCTCCTGAAATTAACTTACAAAGAAATCAAGCAGCACAAGGAACACCAGAACCTAAAGCAAGCGCGTGGGCAGATAAAAACACGTGGTTTGGACAGGATTCTGCTATGACTTACACTGCTTTTGATCTTCATAAGAAGTTAACAGAGGTAGAGGGTTTTGACCCTTCAAGTGACGAGTATTATTCTGAAATAGATAAAAGAATAAGACTTGAATTTCCCCACAAATTTGGTAGTAATACTGATAAGGGAGAAACAATTCGACCGGCTCCGGTACAAACAGTAGCTTCAGCGAAGCGAAGTACCAAATCAGGTCGCAAAACTGTGAGACTCACATCATCACAGGTAGCAATTGCTAAAAAATTAGGTGTGCCACTTGAAGAATATGCGAAACAATTAAACATCACGAAGGAGGCGTAAGCATATGAGCGAAGATAATAAAAGAGCATCCCGTGCGAGTCAGACTAGAGAAAAAGTTTCTCAAAAGAAAAAAGTTTGGACTCCCCCGTCATCATTAGATGCACCCCCTGCGCCAACAGGTTTTAAACACAGATGGCTAAGAGCAGAATCTTTAGGATTCCAGGATACAAAAAATATCCAAGGAAGAATAAGATCAGGATACGAATTGGTTAGATCCGATGAATATCCAGAGGCTGAATACCCAGTTGTTGAAGATGGCAAATACAAGGGAGTGATCGGTGTAGGCGGCCTAGTGCTGGCTAGGGTACCGGAAGAGATTGCGCAGCAACGAGCAGAATACTATGCACAACAGCATAGTGATAAAGTTGAAGCAATGGATAACGATCTTATGAAGGAACAGCACCCAAGCATGCCAATCGATATCGATAGGCAATCGCGTGTAACTTTTGGTGGCTCAAAGAAATCCTAATACGAATTCTTTACCACTGGGATAAACTAAAAATGTTCATAAGGAGGACATAACTATGGCAAATCAAGACGCAGCGTTCGGTCTAAGACCGATCGGAAAAGTTGGTCAAAATGATGCTAATCAAGGTTTATCCGAGTACAGTGTATCTGCTAGTTCAGCAGCTATATATTTCCAAGACCCTGTGAGAGCAGCGTCTCAAGGAACTATAAGAGTTGCAGCAGCTGGTGAAACATTGATCGGTGCTTTGAATGGTATTTTCTTTACCGACGCAAACACAAGTAAGCCTACGTTTGCAAACAATCTGAAAGCTTCTAACACAGCTACAGATATTGTTGCTTTCGTAGCAGATGACCCGTATGAAAGATTCGAGATTCAATCGGACAACACACTTGCCTCAGCGCAAACTGATGTGTTCATGAATTACGACATCTTGTATGCAGCAGGTGATTCAGCTAACTACGTTTCAAAAGTAGAGCTAGATGATTCAACTGTAAGTACAACTTCAGGTCAGCTAAAAGTAATGGGAGTGACTACTAACATTGAGAACAACGATTTAACAACTTCAAACGTTAACTTCGTAGTTACAATTAACGAGCACTTCTACAAAGCCGCAGTAGCGGGAATATAATAGTTAGAATAGGAGATAAAACATGGCTATATCACGAGGACAACTAGTTAAGGAACTAGAACCAGGCCTGAATGCACTATTCGGACTGGAATATAAACGTTATGAGAATCAGCATGCTGAAATATATGTAACAGAAACTTCAGACAGAGCGTTTGAAGAGGAAGTTATGTTATCAGGTTTTGCAAAAGCAGCAGCTAAACCAGAAGGATCTGCAGTAACTTTTGACACAGCTCAAGAGACTTACACAGCTAGATACACTATGGAAACTATTGCACTTGCATTCGCGATCACTGAAGAAGCGATCGAGGATAACTTGTATGACAGACTTGCGTCTAGATAT